AGTAATCAATTCAACATTCATGGTTGGACGATCTGCTGTAGTAAAATTTATTGTCCCTTCTGGTTGACGCTGGTAAGGTGCTATTCTACCGCGTAAATCACCGAGTTCCCAATTCATTATACCATATCCAGAACCAGGATCACGTTCTTCTTTTGCTAAACTTTGTAGTTGGTTCCAGAGAAGAGATGATGCGCTATTCTCACGATCACGTCCTGCTATGTAAAATGAAGCATTATTATAACACTCACTGGGATTCAGAAGATAATATTTATTAGCACGAAGATTTGCTGTAGTATGAAACCAAAATATGAGACGAGCCGCTGGATGCGTTGCATCTATTCGTTTTGTAACTAATGAAACAGCATTTTGGGCAAGATACGCATAATAGTAAGATGAAAATGAGAATACATTTTCATAAAGCCTAGAAAAGGGAACTTCAATTTGTGATCTAACTAAACGTTCACGAGTCTCAGGATCTACATAGATATGACGAGTCTCTAACTGTATAGTTGGCTGACCCATAGATGTTCTTTTTAATGTAGTAAAGGAAGTGGGGGGTATGGTGCGACCAGTTTGAACTGTAAAATCTGATCGCTCCCAAGGAGTGGGTTTTGCGCGACTATCACTCGATTCAACAAGATCTTCTAGTTTTCTCAGAGTGAGTCTTATTTTATACAGTTGACTGCGTGTTGCGATACTTGGAAATCCTCCATCATCGGGATGTTGACAGCCGATCATTGGAAGATGTAGACGTAGTAGACCTGGCGTTGCAGCTCTGCCAATTGATAGGGCTGTTCCATCATGCGTACCTGTTATTTTATTTTCAAGAAAAGCACTATTCAATGAACCTCTTGTTCTTGAAGTAGCAAAGAGAGCATCTCCACTAAATTCCTGTAGGAGTAATTGGTCTTGGTATATTTGTATATTCTTGAAAAGAAAATAGGCAATTGCATTTGTATATCCATATGAAACACCTGCCGTGTCTTGAATTACGGATTTAGGATTTTGTTCAACCTGTGTTGGCGGAAGCCATGATGGAAGTTGAATAAGAAGGGTTGGATCTGTGAAGACCTCACCAGCCACTTCAAAATCAAATTCACAGGTTCTACCGAAATCAGATCCATTTAGAGGGGGTATACGACGACGCTCATGAATTTGTGCTGGAATCGGCCCATATCTGTTATCAAATGGGGAAATAGCGGAGTCATCATCCTTGAAAAAAAATCCATCTTTATTTCCTCTTGCTAAAAGTTCATATAGTGCACCGCCTTCTGATGCCATTCTTATTACAAGTAAGTTTTAATCTTAGGTACCCGTTCAGATCTGTTTTATAAAACAGATCTAAATGGTAGATATGTCTGAGTATTATGTATTAATAGAAAATCAAAATATTGTTTCGATTTTCCATTCATTAATGGATGCATTGTCTTGGAAACCTCCGCGTAAGTTAAGTGACCCTCTTGTTATTCACAAAATTCGTGAAGATAATGGTACCTTTACAACACAAAAAATACAGGTTAATCCTTTGATCTATAACATAAGACTCTAAAACTGGGGACCTACTGCCTTTAACACCATTTCTGCCGCTTTGTCGGCGGTGCTTGGAAGTGTTAAAATACCTCTCCGACGATACGTGCGAAATTCAATAATATGTTGCGCAGCTTCGCCCGTCTTTATCCAAATATCCATATGAGATTTAGTTGTTGTATAACCATCATTTGTATCGGATATCCCATTATTCTGAAGACTCTTTAAAAGGTGGACCGTTTCCTTGACACGATCGTACTTTGTCTTTTCCATCTAAATAGTATTACGAGAGAGTGTTTATGTATTGTTTATAATAAATGCGAGTCCTGTCGTAGAAGCATTTGTCGCGTAATACTTACCTATTGCTAAATCAAGACGTTGATTATAATCAGTATAGTTAATAACGGTTCTTAAACTTGCAACTGTGGGACTACTTATATTTGCTAAAGGTTGTTTAACGGCGAGTTCAGCAACTTTATAATTATACCGTGTCTGTGATCGTAATTTTTTCAAAACATCGCTTGCGTCCATTTGTTACTGCTTAAACTATACAAACAAAATAAGTAAAAGATGTGTGGTATTTGGGCTTGCATCGGATTTTCGAATGAGACACTTGATAATCCCAGCCAATGTATAAAACAACTTACAGCACGTGGGCCTGAACAGACATCAAGAAAAGATATGAGCGGCTGTATTTTAGGATTTACACGACTGGCTATTAATGGATTAAACCCAGCAGGTATGCAGCCGATGACAAATGGTCGTCTTTGGTGGATGTGTAATGGTGAAATTTATAATTGGGAGATACTTGCTGAGAAATATGGTGTTACAAGTGACTCGGGAAGTGATTGTGAGATTCTCGGAAAACTATATCAGAAACTTGTTCTTGATGAAGGATTGGACCCTTGTACTTTTTTTCGTATGTTAGATGGTGTGTATGCCATGATTATTGTGGATACGCTTCTTAATACTGTTACAATCGCGCGAGACCCCTATGGTGTTCGCCCCTTATTTGTTGGAACACGGTATACATTACTTGGAAATCAGCTCATTCCTGCGTCGATGATACTTACAAGCGAGTTGAAGGCATCTTGGCCAATCGTACAAAATGCTGTACAATTTGCACCTGGAATCTGTCAAACATATAATATGACAACTCTTGCGATGATTTATAACGGTAGACATCATCATATTCAGTATCTGAAAAATCCACTATATTCCCCACTTGCACCGACAGGTCTTGAGGCCGCCTGCTCTGCATTACGTACTGCGCTCGAAGATGCTGTGCGTAAACGTATGCTTACTGAGAGACCAGTTGCCGCTCTTTTGAGTGGAGGCGTTGATAGTAGTTTAATTGCGTCACTTGTGGCCAAAGCATTGCGTAATGCTGGTGCGCCCCCTCTTAAGACATTTAGCATTGGAATGGAAGGATCACAGGATTTACTGTATGCTAAAAAGGTTGCCGACTGGATTGGATCAGAGCATCATGAGATTGTTATGACATCAAAACAGTTTCTCAACGCAATCCCTGAGGTAATTCGTATTACTGAAACATTTGATACGACAACGATTCGTGCATCTGTAGGAAATTGGCTTGTAGCACGAGAAGTGGCTCGCCGCTGCGATTCAAAAGTTGTTTTTAACGGCGACGGTAGTGATGAAGTTTTTGGATCTTATCTGTATTTTAATAATGCTCCTAATGATGCTGCATATGAAGAGGAAGTATCTCGTCTTCTGAGTCAAATTCATCTATATGATGTATTGCGCTCAGATCGGTGTATCAGTTCAAATGGTCTTGAGCCTCGCACACCTTTCCTAGATAAGCAGTTTGTTGCAGTTGCTCGTTCTATTGCTACTGAATGGCTCCGTCCTATTAAGGGTATGAAGCCTGAGAAGTGGCTTCTGAGGCGCGCATTCGATGATGGGGTTACACTTCCTCATGAGGTTCTGTGGCGTAGAAAGGAGGCTTTTAGTGATGGTGTAAGTTCACAAGAAAAAACGTGGTATCAGACTATACAAGAGTATGCTGATGAGATTGTTCCTGAAGGTTGGCAGGAAAGAGCGGCACAAAATTATCCTAATTTAACACCTACCACCTCTGAGCAGTTTTTTTATCGTTTTCATTTTGAAGCAAATTATGGAAAATCTTCGAGCCATCTCATTCTACCAGGATTTTGGATGCCTCGCTGGTCACCTGGTGCGACGGATCCGTCTGCTCGTACACTCACTGTTTATTAATTATATTGACTAGTTTATACGATAAATCCGATAGAGGGCAGTTTCTTGCTAGAAGGAGGGGGTGGAGGGGGTGGTAGAGTTACCTTAGAGCCATTGATTGTTACCGTTGGGGGAGGAGCCACTACCTGGGAAACAGGCTCAACCACAGGCACATCCTGAACTACAGGTACAGGCACAGGCTCAACCACAGGCTCAACCACAGACTCAACTACAGGCTCAACTACAGGTACAGGCTCAGGCTCAATTACAGGCTTAACTACAGTCTCATCCTCATCATCGCTCACGATTGGAGAGAGATGTAGGATCGGCAACTTAGGATTGCAGATCAACTTATGACCCGCCTTCCAGTCCTTCTTCTGGCAGTCACGATTACAATAGTAAACAAGACTACATCCCGCACAAATTCCAGCAACAGCATCAGGCGCAATTCGCGCTCCACATGTCTCTTCAGCACAGTAATGAGACTCCTCAGGCTCGCCTACATCCTTATCATCAGAAGCCTCATCATCTGCATGAATTCCCTCCTCAGGAGCATCGTCTTCAGGAGCATCGTCTTCAGGAGCATCGTCTTCAGGGGCATCGTCTTCAGGAGCATCCTCTTCAGGAGCATCCTCTTCCTCATCGTCCTCAGAAATTTCCTCATCATCCTCATCCTGCGAGGCAATATACTCTTCCATTTCAAGCCGCTGCTTTTCCAGCATATTGATTCGAAGACGTACAAATCCAATCATACATGCAACAGAGATACAGAACATAGCCATCCCTTCATTCTGCTTTCCCAGTAGATAAGTGGTAAATCCTCCACCTAGAAACCCCACAGAATTTAGCATAAGAAGATCCAAAATAGGCGTGCTAGACATCTTATTCTTACTTGATCATGGGCGTGTATGCATCGTCAAATTTTTACCTCGTGAAAATTTGACGATGTTTTTAGTTAGATGATCGCTTTAACTATGACAGATACAGCATGTCTCGCCTGGAAATATAAAGATCAACTTCCATTTGAAGGAGGTCTCACAAAAAATAATAATCCTATAAGGTTTTATCTTATGGTTCGATGTAGAGCTGAAGTTATACCAGGTAAAAGTATTTGTTTGAAATGTGAGGAGAAAAAGAAGCGTAAAGGATGCACTGGTGATCATTTATATTGGGGACTTGTTACAGAAGCAATCCGAGATTTTGACGATAAAGTTGGTAAGCCTGGTAAAAAACTAAAGCCGCGCAAGAATGAAATGGCATTCAGTCCATGGTTTCTAGAGATGGTTAAATTATATGGAATCTCCTCTGAAAATCTACAGAAGGCAAAAGATGCGCATGACCGTGCAGTCTTTGGGTTAAACGATATACCGCCTTTTCCTGATATAGAAGCGATGGCTCCTAAAAAAGAGAAAAAGGTAAAGGTCAAGGTGGTCGCTAAACTTGCTACTGATACAGCCGCGGCACCAGAGCCTGTAGTTGTAGCGCCGCCGCCAGTACCTGTAAAAAAGCGTATACAGAAGAAGTCTGTAGTTCCACCCGTTGCTCTCCTCTCTGAAGAGAAGGCTGTTGAGGTGGATGTTGAGGTAATCAATGTCATCATAAAGGAACTGAATGGTACGCGATATTATTATAATACATCAAAGAATAAGGTCTATGATATAAAAACAAGTAAATATGTGGGACGATGGGATAAGGTTACTGAGACTTTACATACATCTATACCTGATTCAGACGCAGAGTGCTAGGTACCCCAATCCTTCTGAAGAGCCTTCCAACTCACAGGGAACTTCTCCTCCATCATTTTTGACAGAGCCTCCGCATACTCGCGAATTTCTTTCTGTGCTTGAGGATCAAGACGCAAAGAACAAAGACGAGCATAGGCTGACAGAGAAGCCGTCTCCACAAACTCAGTATACATCGACTGAGGAAGAACACTGCGAGCAACTTCAGGAGCAACTCCCTCCTTTAGAAGGAAATTATAGAACTCCAGTACGCCATTTGTATGAGCCTTCACATGCTTGAGAACACCCTCATTATTGGGAATAGGCTCATCTTTCGAGCCCTGTTTCTTATTAGCATCGCGAGCCCTCAGAACATCAGGAATCCAGCACTCGGGCTCATCATCTACATAACGCCGACTTACCTCATTGCGAGCAAATCCGACTGTATGACGAAACCACTCGCGCGCGACAAAGATTGGCATCTTCAGACGCATGCGAACCTGAGGATGGAAGAAGGGGCTGATGTGACCGTGATTTGCCAGATACGTAATCAACTTCTCATCGCGAGGTTCTAGCGTGGTGCTCTCCTTAGCAAAGGAGACACGAGCAGCATTGACAACTGTGAGGTCATCCCCAAAGGTGTCAAGACATTCTACAAAACCGGCGGTACCGATCGGAGTCTTCATGCTTATGTATACATCTTACCCGCAAAATGTAACGTCAACTTTTAGCGCCTCGCATTGCGGCGAGACTTCTTTTTTGTTGATCTGCTCTTTCGCGCTCCACCCTTGCGCTTCGGGAGAACAACTGGTCTAGCCTGTGTAGGGGGTGGTCCAGTTGGTCTAGGCACTACAGGAGCAGCAGGTTTGGGAGCAGGCACTACAGAAGCAGCAGGTTTAGCAGCAGGCACTACAGGAGCGACAGGTTTAGCAGCAGGCACTACAGGAGCAGCAGGTATAGAGGGTTTGGGAAGGGAAGCAAGAGTTCCCATCGCCGCAGTTGCTGCTCCAGGAGGTATTGTACTCTTTAACAATGCGGCTGTAGCAAGCCCTGTCTGTAGTTTGGCTGCAGCAGGCGCAGCACCAGATAGCCCTGCCAACGCATTTAGAGGAGATTTACCCATGGGCGGTAAGGATGAAAATAACTGTCCCATTCTATCAAGACAGGAGTTTTTGTGTTAGAGCCCACAGTCCATCACAACTACTATTCTCCTTCCACCATATAAGACAGGCAGTTGACATTTTTATCCAGGTTTCTTCATCTGTTTCTACAGATAAACGCCTCGCCTCATCAGGTGTATCAGCAACAAAATAATGTTCACCCTTCACCGGAGGATTTGCATAATTTTTCATATCTACATCGCCAGTGACAATTGGAACGCAACCCATTGCCATACATTCCACCTCGCGATGACACTTTAATCCATATCCAGGAAGACAGAGACCAAACTTAGCCTTTTTCAGTTTTTCCAAGTACTCTTTCTGTGAAAATGGATATGCTTTCTCACTTCCAACCGGCATAACAAACTCAGAACAGGCTCCAGCCCAGTTTAGAGGGCGGCGCTTTTTCTGTGTGGCATTCTCAACCTTGCCGTAGAATACAAGAGCATTAGACCTTTCAGAAAAGGGCACTAGAGAAGTTGCCAGTTCCTCAACAAGAACAGGTCGACGAGGCCAGAAACTCCAGGACTTTCCTATACCAGGTGGCGGGGCAGGATTTCCAAAGAGGCCATACTTATACCGCTTCTCATCAGGTGGCGCAGCATCTAACCACTCATGTGTAGGGCGATCATAAAGAAGAGTATGACCAATTCCATGTAGCCAGACTTGATGAGCATGCTTATCCTCAACAATGCGAACATATCCGCGGTGAGCCCATACTGTAGCCATCTCACGGAAACTATCACCCGCATGACCAAAGAATGATTCACTGGGTTGCTTCGGCATAATAAGAAGTGGTGCTGAACTTGTTACAACTGGCTGAATCTGTTGCGGATTAATTGTAGCGAAGACATAGTCAACAAGGCCCTTCTGAATCTTTCCCTTAGGAGCCAGACATAGACTATGATTGAGTTCAGCCGCTGCCGCCAGATGTAGACAATCTCCATTAGGCTCCATTTCATTCTGAATTTGTATAATGCGTGCATCCTTTGGCGCTAACCATAACCACCCCCATTGAGTAATATCGCCTCCTACAATAATTAACGAGGCTCCAGAAAGTGCTTCAACAAGCATATTTGAAAATGGCCAAACAACTTTGATATCATAGTCCTCGATTTTAGGCTCAATCTCATTTATAAATTCACGTGTACAATACAAATCATCATTGAAGATTACACACTTTTTCTGTTGCGGTTTAGAAATCCATCCCGCTCCATTTAGACCTATTAGAGTTCTTCTCAAGGCATAAATCTGCTCACGTGTAATATAATTCGTATCAGTTGGTAACATCATATAACCCTTCTTACACCATACCTGAAGTTCCTCATCGCGAGGAAGAACAGGTACCTCCTTTTTCTTCCAATTGAACATCTGTAGAGCAGATAGGAAAGGCTTCTCGCGAGGTGACCAGAACTCACCAACTCCACCAGCCCTTTCGCGAAGAAGAATAATG